TATCCTTTGACGACAAGCGGCGGGTGGTGGATTTGATGATTACCACCGTTGCCGCTACAAGCGACAGCTTGAACATCACATGGAAAATCTGATGGGTGGAACCCCTCCCGTCAGATACCTACCCTGTGTAGTCCCTTGTAAACTGTACTTTCTTTCTGCTATAATATTTAAAGAAAAATAACAAAAAGGGAGATGGAAATATATGATTTGTCCTAAATGTAATGGCAATATGGAAGAAAACAGAATACGGACTCGCATGCTTTGGATTGATGCTATCCATCAAATTCCAGATGAGGAGAAACAGTTAGGACCCACTATAGCCTATGTGTGCAATGAATGCGGCTATATGGAATTTTATCGGGAAAGCAAATTAGAATAAAAACAATGGGAGGTGATAGATAGCGAGGTACCTATACGGTGCCTCTTTTTGATTTCGTCGAGAAATAGTTGACATAAAATTTACCACTATTTACCAGGACAAACCCTGCTTTGCAAGGCGTACAATGGCCTTGAAAGGAGGCGCATAAAGATGGATGGAAAGCGGAACGATGAACCGCCAGAACCGGCGGAAAAGTACTCGGATGAAGAACTGCTAAAAGAATTTGAAGCAGTCAAACGCATGACCGTTCCCTTACCCATCCCGGACCCGGAACCAATCGAATTCGAGAGAATTTGGAAACAGATTCAAGAAGAAAGAGATATGGGAGTAGAGAAAGAGAATGTATGCAAAAAGCGGCCTGGACTATTGCGCCGTATTTTCAGATTCCTAAAACGTGGAAAGTGAATGATAGGCGAGCTCTGATAACCGGGGCCCGCCTTAAATATTTTGTGCTTTTATTTCGATTACCCAGAACGACGTATCATAATATCTGAGATATCACAATCCAGAATATCGCATAAACAATCCAAGGTTTTAGTTGATATGGCCTGATTATGCTTTAACCGGTATAAAGTGCTGCTGGATATATGGTGCTTTGTAACAAGGCTATATCGACTTTCCTTGGATTTCTTTAATGTTTCCCAGAACGGAGTAAAGTCAATCATTTATGCTTCACCTCCTGATGCGCCGGCCCACCACAATGTTTCACAAACCCATCAATAAGCGCATCTTCCTTTACATAACAATATCCCCCGCATTTACAGGTACACTTCCATACTTTTCGGCAGGAATGGTTTTTCCAGCTCCACCTAGTGGTTAGACATCCAAAACGCATTTCTGGTATTACTTTCATATGTATCAGCTCCTTTTATTTCATTATATCATTGTATGTAATTTCCTCAACTGGTATATATTTCCAGTAGTATTTTTTATCTAAAGTGGTATATTCGTATTTATGAAGATACTGCTGAGAGAAATAAGGGAAAAGAGAAAACTAACCCTTCGGCAGATGGAAATAATAACCGGAGTATCGAAGTCAGCACTAAGCCGAATTGAGAAAGGCGAGGTATCCATGACTTTTCATGAAGCCGAAATGATAGCCGAAGGGTTACATATTGGAATTGTAGATTTATTTGAATCAGCAGTAAAATTTAAAAAGTGTCCCGATATAGGGACAGAGCAGGGGAATAAAAGAGCTGGCCCGTTCAACCATTAAAGGAGGGCACAGCATGGATGATTGTACAAAAGATTTTGTAAAAATTTTTATGATGATTACAGATATGGAGGAGGATGCATATGAAAATTTCAAATTAAGCTTACTTAAAAGTAATCTCATGGGAACTCCGGATGAGGTCTTAGCGTATAATTATATAAAGGCTTTAAATAGGAAGAGACAAAGATAAGGGTATTGAATTACAAGTATGTCATAGCATAAATTTTGCCTACTATTTGCCTACTAATGCACTGTATATTAGTGTCTAAATACGTTTTTTTAAGTAAAAACAAGTAAGAATACGACACAAAAAGTAACGTAAAAACGTTGTTTTCCGTATCGTATTCAAAATTATTGCCCTTTGGTAGTGCGGAGGTCACGGGTCCGATTCCCGTCAGCAGCTTTTCCATAAAACCTTGTAGATA